TACACCGTTGACAGGTTCTCTTAGTAAATCAATTACTAATACTTCAAAACTGACTATCGGAGGTTTTAGTGGCGCTGTGCGGAGAATCGCCCGCCTCACCTACTTCCCGGAACGTCTCCCTGACTCTACCCTTCAAGCCATCACCACCTAAGCACCGCTAGCCACCCCACTCCGATCAAGTGAACCCATGGCCACCAAGCGTGAGCAGATCCTTAGCGCCATCGTCACCACGTTGGCCGGCACCACAGGCGTCAGTACGCGGATCTACCGCAGCAGGGTTGAGCCCCTGGCCCGTGCTGAAAGCCCGGCGATCGTCGTCGAGCCGATCACTGATCAGCCGCAGCAGAACACCAGCCTGCCAACCTTGGACTGGAGCCTGACGGTGCGCGTTGCCGTGATCGTGCGCGGCACCGTTCCTGATCAGCAGGCTGATGCAACTGTTCAATCGCTGCACGCCAAGCTGATGGCTGATCTGACGCTTGGCGGCTATGCGATCGACGTGCAGCCCAGTCTCGTGAACTTCGAGATGGTGGAAGCTGATCAGCCCGCTGGTGTGATCTCCTGTGACTACGTGGTGCGATACCGCACGCAGGTGGCTGATTTAACAAGCTGAAGCCCTAGCTACGATGAGGTGAGACGGGCCATGGCGCCCATTGCACAACCTCTGTGGTAGCCACCCATGGCATCAGTTCTCACTCGTCGGCGTCTAATCCTCGCTGAAATCGAAAGCAGCTACGGCACGGATCCCACGCCGGACGGCACCAATGCGATCTTGGTGCGCAACCTAGAGATTCAGCCGCTGGTGGCTGACACGGTCAACCGCGAGCTGGTGCGCCCGTACCTTGGCCAAGCCGATCAGCTGCTCAGCCAGACACGGGTTGAGGTGAGCTTTGAGGTTGAGCTGGCCGGTTCTGGAGCCGCCGGCACCGCTCCGGCCTATGGCCCGGTGCTCCGCAGCTGCGGCATCAGCGAGACCGTCTCCGCTGGTGTGAGCGTGACCTATGCGCCAGAGTCCAGCGGCTTTGAGAGCTGTACGATCTACTACCACGTAGACGGCATCCTCCACAAGGTGACCGGCTGCCGCGGCACCTTCGAGATGTCGTGCGAGGTGGGCCAGATCCCGGTGATCAGCTTCACGATGACCGGCATCTACAACGCACCAACAGACGAAACACAGCCCTCACCGACCTACAGCAACCAAGCCACGCCAGTGCTGTTCAAGGAGGGCAATACTACTGGGTTCAGCGCCTTCGGTTACTCCGGCTGCCTGATGTCCTACAGCTTTACCCTGGCCAATGACGTGATCTACCGCGAGCTGGTGGGCTGCACCAAGGAGGTCTTGATCACCAACCGTGCGCCCAATGGCACGGCTGTGATCGAGGCGCCGACCATCACCGCTAAGGACTTCTTCACGGTGTCCACTGGCAGCAGCACCGGCAGCATCACCTTCCAGCATGGCCAGACTGCCGGCAACATCGTCACGATGACCACGGCACAGTCGGACCTAGGCAACCTGACCTATAGCGATCAGGACGGCATCCACATGCTGAACATGCCCTTTATTGCAGTCCCAACCAACGCAGGCGATGATGAGCTGAGTCTGGTTTACACCTGATCGCGTGGCCTTTGTTCTCAACCAATCGCAGACCTACAGCTGGCCGGTGAGCATCAAGCTCCCGGCAGATGGTGGCAAGCGTGAGAAGTCCAGCTTTGATGCGGTGTTCAAGCGGCTGCCGCAGAGCAGGATTAATGAACTGCAGCAGCTGGTGCAGCAGCGCGTGAAAGCTGCTGAGCAGGGCGACGAGCTGGACAATGGCGTGACAGATCAGAGCATCGCCGATGAGATCCTCGTGGGCTGGTCTGGCATCGTGGATGGTGATGGCGATGAGGTGCCCTACAGCGAGGCGGTGAAGGCGCAGCTGTTGGATGTGCCGATGCTGGCCGGTGCCTTGATTGAGGCGTACTTCGCGTCGCTGGTGGAGCTGAAGAGAAAAAACTGATCAGCGCCGCCGACCACTGGGCAGGTGGCGCCGTGATTGATGACAGCGCTGATGATGCAGCAGCGTTCGGGTTGGAGCTGCCTGCTGCTGAGGGCGATGAGGATTGTCTGGTGTGGCCGGAGGCATGGCCTGCTGTTGATCTGTTCCTGAAGGTGCAGACGCAATGGCGTGGTGGTGCGTCGGGCATCATCGGGCTGGACTACACAGCTGTGCGCTGGGTGATGCAGCTGTATGGGGTTGAGGATGAGCGCGAGCTGTTGGAAGACCTGCAGGTGATCGAAGCTAGAGTGATTGAGAAGGTGAACGATCGGCAGGGCTAGGCATGGCGCTGGACATGACCACCGCCCTGACGATCCGGGCACGGGTTGACGGTCAGCAGCAGATCGACCGCCTCGGCCAGTCGCTTGGTACCACTACCACCAAGGCGAATGGCCTAGCAGGTGCATTTGGCAAGCTGAAAACCATTGGCGGCTCGTTAGTCGGTGTTCTTGGCACGGCTGGGATTGTTGCCGGCCTGAAGAAGTCGATTGATACATTCAGCCAGTTTCAGGCTGAAACCAAGCTGCTAGAGAATGGACTGAAGAATGTTGGGGCACAGGCTGGACAGCTTGACAAGCTGCAGAAGATTGCCAGCGATCTGGGTGAGGCCACTCTCTTTAACGAAGAGGACTTTCGGCGTGGCTTCGGCCTGCTAACGAGTTTCGGCAACATCGGTGTAGAGAGCTATGAGCGTGTTGCCAAGGCCGCTGCAGACGTTGCATATACCAGTGGCACTGAGGTGAGCGGTGCCTTTATGCAGCTGGCCAAGGCGTTGAACGATCCATCCAAGGGCCTCTCAGCGCTCGGTCGTTCTGGCATTCAGTTCACCGAGGCTCAGAAGGCGGTGATCGAGTCGCTGCAGGAGACTGGCAACGTCGCTGAGGCGCAGCGGCTGATCTTGGTGGAACTGGAGAAGCAGTACGGTGGCAATGCTGTCGCTGCTGCCCAAGGCCTGGCCGGTGCGTTCGACACGCTCGGGGAGAAGTTCTACGACCTACAGGTGGCGCTCGGTGACAACGTGGCGCAGGTGCTGCAGCCGCTGATCGTTGGATTGACAGGACTGATTGATGTACTGGCAAACCTGCCTGAGCCGGTGCAGAACATGATCGTGGCGCTCGGCGGTCTGGTGGTGGCGCTCGGTGCCCTTGGCACTGTCATGGCTATTGGCGGCCCGATCATCAGCGCATTGGCTGGCCTCGGTCCGCTGATCGTTGGCATCACTGCAACGATCGCCGGCTGGGCTGGCGCCATCGGCCCGCTGATCGCTTCACTGACCGGCAGTGGTGGTTTGCTGGCTGCGCTTGCTGCTGTCTTCACCGGCCCTGTCGGTTGGATCGCCTTGGCTGTTGCTGCAGGCGTGGCCATCTACGCATTCAGAGACCAAATCGCCGCAGCATTCAAGGTGATCGGCGATGTGATCAAAGCTGCGGCTAAGGCCTTCTACGACGTGTTTATCAAGCCAGTCATCACTGGCGCCAAGGATGCCGTAAAAGGAATTAAGTCCGCTTTCTCTAGTCTGGCCAAGATCATCACATCACCGTTCGAGCAAGGCGCTGATGCAATTAAGTCGATCTTCCGCGGATTGCTGCAGTTCGTTGCTAATGGCATCAACAAAGCAATCGGCAGCATCAATACATTGATCCGTGGTTACAACAGCATCCCGACCCTGCCGGATGTGCCGACTATCCCTCAGGTGAGGGTGCCAGCCTTCGCTGCTGGTGGTGTCGTCAACGGTCCAACCCTCGCCATGGTCGGCGAAGGGGGCCAGAGCGAGTACATCATCCCCGAGTCCAAGATGGCCAAGGCTTCGGCCAACTACCTCAGCGGGATGCGTGGCCGCTCCGTGATCCCTGCTTTTGCTGATGGTGGTGTAGTTGGCCCAATGGGCGGCGGCGGTGCAGCGAACACCACTGTGCAGATCACCACCGGCCCGGTGCTGCAGCAGGACGGCCAGCGCTACGTCACCGTCGGCGACCTGGAGCGAGCCCTACAGGACTTCGGCTCACAGGTGTTCCGCAATAGCCGCAGCTACGGCGGTCGCCGCTATCAGGGGGCCTACTGATGGGAAGGGCTCAGGCGCAGTACCTGCGGATCTTCGACGACAGCACCACCTACGTGCGCTGGCAGGGCTACTACGTCAACCAGACCGTGACGTTGGACAGCGCCAGCTGGGAATACATGCCCTTTAGCGCCAGCGGCATCGTTGAATCCGGCGCCAGTGGCGGCAAGTCCGTCTCGATCACGGTGCCGGCCACCAACAGCGTGGTGGAGGCCTTCAACCTGGCGCTGAGCTATGGCCGCTTCTGTGAGCTCAAGATCTACGAGTTCGACAGCAGGCTGGATCAGGCTGCACCGCAGTCAGCCCAGAACCTGATCGCGGCCTATACCGCGGAGGTGGTCAACGTCTCCGGCACCTTCACCAGACTCGACATCGAGCTGGGATCTAGCTTGTCTCCAGTGGGGGCACAGGTGCCGCCGCGTAAGTTCAACAGCTACCTGATCGGCGCACCGCTGCGGATATGAGCCTGAACATCTCCGATCCGCTATCCCTGCTGCCGTATCAGAGCGGTCTGGCTGATCCGGTGTTGATCGAGGGCGCTGCACAGGCTGCCAATGATCTGACAGCACAACAGCAGGCGTACAAGATCGGTGATCCGGTGCCGATCGTCTTCTGCCGCCGCATCAGTGACAATGGCGGCGTGATGGTTAGCCCAGGGGCCACAGAGGCCCGGTATCAGAACAACGGGATTACCAACGCACTGACGGTCAGCCTGCACCTAGTCCTCAGTGAAGGCGACCTGCCGACCATCCCGATCAAAGATGTGTTTGTCGGCCCATGCCGTCAGGGCACATGGGATCAGAACTATGACCGCCGCTCTGGTACGTGGTTCCCCGGCAACTTCGTCACCACCGTGGCCGGCAAACAGCCGTGGTCGTGCCCCTACTACTGCGGCACAGCAGGGCGCTACGAGGACATGACGACCCTGAGCTACGTCAACACCTTCGTGGACGGCAGCCAGCGGTGGAATCAGCAGGTGCATGTCTTCGTGCGTGAAGGCATGAAGGTCACCCGGATCATCGACAGCACGCTCGGCCCAAGCAACAGCGTGATCGACCTGGCGATCTACCTGATGAACGAATCAGGCCGGATACCCAGCACGCTGATCGACAACACCCAGATGCTGGCTGCGGCCAACTTCTGCGACACCAACGGCCTGTTCTACAACGGCGTTTTCAAGGAGAGCATCAACCTGGACGAATGGCTGGAGCAGATCGGTAACGACTTCCTGCTGCGTCTGGTGGAGGCTGACGGTAAGTTCGGCTTCCGGCCGCGGCTGCCGGTGAACGTCGATCACACGATCAAGACGACGGCGATCGACTGGGTGTTCACCTTCACGGAGGATCACCTGCTGCCGGATGGCTTCGAGATCCAATACATCCCGCTGGAGGATCGCCTGCCGGTGTGCCTGCAGATGATGTGGCGACAGCAGCCTGATTCTGACATCGGATTTCCGCGTACCACTGAGGTGCGATTTACGGGCGAGGCGACTGCAGGACCGTTTGAGCAGTACGACCTGAGTCAGTTCTGCACAAGCGAAACGCACGCGGTGAAGGTTGGGGCGTACCGCCTGGCTCGCCGCAAGTACATCACGCACACGCTGCGTTTGACGGTACGGCCCAGCAGCTACAACAGCACGCTTACGCTTGGTGATGTAGTGCGTGTCAGGTTGCGGCGCGAGACGGCGACGACAGCGCTCAACTACCACGACTATCTGTATGAGGTGGAGAGGATTGAGAAGGCCGCGAGCGGTGCGTGTGTGTTTGATCTGACGCACCTGCCGATCGACGATCAGGGCAGGAGCCTGGTGGCGCTGGAGGTGGCAGCAGCCACGGCGCCAGGCGTTGTGATCTCAGCCGGCCGCAGTGATTACAGCTGCGATGACAACTCAGCATCTGACAACACAAGCCTGGGTGGTGGTGGGATCGACTATCCGGCCAGCGGTGGCAACTTCGATCCGCCAACCCTGGCCGAGACGACTGTGGGCCTTGATGTGCCGACTGATGACACCTGGGCCAGTGGTGGCTATTCACCGATCGGGCCTGACGTGTCGCAGCCGGCTGGTGAACCAAGTGGCGGGCCAACACCGATTGGCAGCTGGGACAACCCTGCTGATCCCCTGGAGGAAAGCCTGGATGAGGCTGGCGCTGGTGTGATCACCGGCGGTACCGGCACTGGTGGCGTGCCACTTGTTGGCGACACGCTCTCAGTCTCTGCCGCTGACCTTGGCTGCGACGGTCAGGTGTGTTGGTCAAGAATTGACAAAACTACAGGCGAAGAAACGGCAATCTCTTGCCAAAACCAGCCTATTGCAGGTGCATACACTCTCTCTATTACCTCAAGCGAGCTGGACTACTTCATTGTTGCTGTTGGCCGCTGCAAAGACCCATCAACGCCTGATGGCTTTGGTGAACCGCGCACGCTTGGCACTACCGCAGCAGTCGAAGTGAATTGCACCCAACAGACTTGCCCAGGAAACAGCTTTACTTTCACTATTTACTATGACCTTCAGGGCAAATCATTCTTAGGCAGCTGCATTGGCGGAACTAAGGACGGAAACTCAAAAACTGGTATCTCGACTGTCACCAAATCCCTCCTGAATACATGCAACTTGAACTGGCTTGTGATTCCGGCTTCAAACGACTGCGACGGTTCTCATGCCGGGAAGCCTAATCGCTATGTCTTGCAACAAGGCACAGGACCATTTGCTTTTGTGATCTGGTCCTCTGGAACAAGCAATGGTTACAGCGCTGACTACTGGGAAGGCGATCCTCCTGTTTACACCTGGGCTTGTACTAATCCCTAGCCATGGCCACCTTCCCCGCCCTGCAGCCAGCCACCAGGACATACACACCGGGCACTAGCGCCAGCACTGAGTTCGCTGTGCTCGATGGCTATGAAACCAGTGTGCGCCATAGCAACGCCTCTGTGGGCCAAATCCTGCGCATGACATTCACCAGGCTCAGCAGCGCTGACACCTTCAGTCTGGTGAGCCACTACTCCTTGCATGGCACCTTTGAGCCGTTCGATCTCACCAGCACCACGCTGATCGCAACGAACCTCACATTTCCAGCCAACTACCTTTGGCGTTACCTTTCGGCGCCAGTGATTGATCAGTCCTGTGACATCACCAACGCTACGGTGGAGTTACAGCTGCTGCCGCCGTATCTGGTATGACTGCCTACCCTGAGCTGCTACCGGCTGGCTTTCAGTACGACCTCGGCGGTCTCAACGTCAGCAGTGAGGAGACGCTGATCGGCGCTCCGGTGCTGTTCAGGCACAGCCTCAGGCAAAGCAACTATCGCCTGATCCTCACCTACACCAATCTCACAGAAGCGCAGGCCACACTGATCCGCAATCACTACGTCGATCAGCAAGGCAGCCACGCCACATTCACCTTGCCCACCGCCATATGGGGCAGCACTGATGTCATTCCGGCAGACTCGCTCTACCGCTACGCCGCCAAGCCAGACGAAACACAACGCGGCGTCTACACCGACATCACCGTGGAGCTGGTGGCGCTGATCGGCAACTTCCTGCTGTACAACCTGATTGGTGAGCCGGCCACCCTCGGCGCTGAAGAGGCTTTCACTTCCTACGCCATGACCGGCACTGCACCCTTCATCCTTGACGGCGACGACGCAGATCCTGCCGAGGCAGCCACTCTTATCCTGAAAGCTGGCGGCGCCGAATCATGACAGCAACTACGATCCGCGTCCAGATGGCGCAACGCAGCGACACCGCTGCCAACTGGACATCCGCCAATCCAATCCTGCTGGCTGGTGAGCTTGGCCACGAATCCGATACCGACAAGCTGAAGATTGGCGATGGCGCAACCAACTGGAATAGCCTGACCTATCTGCCGATTGACGGCACATGGACTGGTGACACCATCGCCGTGGCCTATGGCGGCACCGGTCAAACCACATACACCGATGGCCAGCTGCTTATCGGCAACAGCACCGGCAACACGCTGGCCAAGGCCACGCTCACCGCCGGCACCGGCATCACGGTCACCAACGGCAGCGGCACCATCACGCTGGCGATCGACTCCGACGCGGCCATCACAGACATCACCACCACGGCCACCACTGGCACGCTGCCTACGGCTGATGGCTCGGTGACCATTGCTGATGCAGCATCTCCCACCAACGCCGAGCTGCTCGAATACTGCGTGGAGCTGGAAGCCAAGCTGGAAGCGGCTCTAGCCGCCTTGCGCACGACTGGCGTAATTGCTACCTAGTGCAGTCGGCATTGGCTGGCTAGATACCCTGTACTGGTAGCCGGCACAGCCATGGTCGAGATCATCGCCGCGGTAGCCGGCGCCAGCATCAGCGTCGCTGCCATGGGGGCAGCAGGCTTCACCCGCAAGTCAGACGAGGCCAGGGAGGCGGTGGTGCGTCTCACTGCAGCCGTTGAGCACATAGCCACGCAGCTGGAGGTGCTTCACAGCGATATGAAGGAAGACCGCAAAGAGACTTTTGGAAGGTTATCGACAGTCGAGCAACGCGTCTCTAGGTTGGAAGCACGACCGCCGACCTAGCCATGGATCAGGCTCAAACGCTCGCCATCATCGCCATTGTCGTGGCAGCTGGCTCTGAAGTGATCGGGATGCTGCCCATCCGTGAGAACAGCTGGGTGCAGCTGATCGTGAAGATTATGGAGACCGCCTTCCCAAAGCGCAACGGCTGAACCATGGCCAACGAAGCGCCAATCTCGTTGCAGCAGCTCTTCAGGTATTACAAGGGCTTGCCGCACCAGGCGGCCGCGGTTCAGCAGCTGGAGAGCGATCTGGCGGAGAACGGCTACGCCGCCGCGATGCGAAGGGATCGCGCATGGTTCGAGACGTGGAGCCAAGACGGAAAGCAAAGCGATCTGGCCGCCGCAATCGCGCTGATTAAGGAGTTCGAGGGCTGCCACCTCAGTGCATACCCTGATCCGCTCAGCGGTGGCGATCCTTGGACCATCGGTTATGGCACGACGCGCTACAGCACCGGCCTGCCCGTCAAGCGTGGCGATCTGATCAACGTGATCGAGGCCGACATCTTGCTGCGGCTTGAGGTTGATCGGATTGCAGAGAAGCTGCGCAGCACGGTGCCCCATTGGAAGGTGATGGACGACAGCCAGCGCAGTGCGTTGGTCAGCTTCGCCTACAACCTTGGCGCCGGCTTCTATGGCGCTGCAGGCTTTGAGACGATCAGCCTTTGCCTCCACGAGCGCAACTGGGGCGATGTGCCTGCAGTGCTTGAGTTGTACCGCAACCCCGGCACCACCGTCGAAGCTGGCCTGCTGAGGCGCCGCAGGGCCGAAGGCAAGCTATGGGGGCAACATCGAGCAGAGATCCAGCAGGAGCCGGCCAAGCTGCGCCCTGAAAGCTCGTTCAGCGCACGGCTGACACCGCACATAAGGCTCGGTGAGTTTGCGCTTGATCAAGAGGCCAGGCGTTTCGATCGTCAGGATCAGCTGGACATCGCAGCTGAGCTGGCTGCATTCTTGGAGCGTGTGCGGGTGCAGTTTGGCGGCAAGCCAGTGGTGATCGTTTCCGGCTACCGGCCAGAAGCTATCAACCGTGCTGTAGGCGGTGCCAGCAACAGCGAGCACCTCTTCAACGTTGGGTGCGGCGCTGTCGATTTCTACATCGCTGACGCTGATCTGTATCTGGTGCAGGCTTGGTGCGATGATCACTGGCGCTATTCGATCGGCTACGGCGCGAAAAAGGGATTCGTGCATCTAGGCATCCGAGGCAGCAGGGCAAAGGTCCGCTGGGATTACTGAGCCAAAAGGTTGCGGCGGCTACAGTTGCTTAGCGGCACAGCGCCATGGCGGGCTTTTACTTGGAGGTGACGTGCAAGCTATTCATTCGATCAGACAAGCCGGCCGATCTGATCCCTGGCGATGTTTACAGCCAGATCGCTGAGCACATCAGATCAGATGAAGACATTATCGACGTTGAGGTGAATTGCGTCCCGGTGCCGGCAGACATCCATGGGGCAGCACAGGATTGAAGGCACATGGCTGGTCACAAGGAGATCAGCCCGCGATCAGATTTTGTTGGCTTGGGATTATCGTTGCGCGTATTGCGGCGAAGAGCTGGGCTGCAAGCCAACTATTGATCACATCGTGCCCAAGGCAAGAGGCGGCCCTACGGTGCCCAGCAATCTGGTGGCCTGCTGCATGACGTGCAACTCCTCAAAAGGGCACAGCACGTGGCTTGAGTGGTATCGGCAGCAGGCCTTCAGCTCAACGCTTGGCGAGTGGGCGATTAGGCAATGGATGACTTAGCGCCACTTGTTGCCCAGCAGCTGCTGACGGCAGACCTCGATGGCCTGCTGCGCCTGCTTTTGCGTCATCACAGATTCTGTGGCGTCCATCGCCTTCACTGCGCGATTCAGCAGATCAGGGTAGGAAGTGTCGCGGAAGTTGACGGCGACGTCTCGGCAAAACTCTTTCCAGAGTCCCGTGTATGTGCTGCAGGTGCGGCCGCTTTTTTGGTAGAGCGCCTCCATCATCTCTGAGCGCTTCTGATCAAGTTCAAATGATTTCATGGCGGTGACGGCCGGCATCAAATTATGGTGCGCGTCTGATGGTTTGGGTCGGATTCGTCAAGTCCGTGCACTTCAGGACCAAAGCCGGTGGCGATGTGCTCAGGTGTTAGGCCTTCCTTAGGTTGCTGTTTCTTGGCTTGGCGTTCAGCGTCTGACGCTTGTACGCTCTCGACCCAGCTATCGAAGGCTTGGCGGCTTGGTGTGCCCAACGGGAGGCCAAGCCACTTGCGCAGCACCTTCACATCCCGAAAGAAGAGGCTGCAGCCCTTGCGGTATCCGATCCAATAGCGTCCATCCCAATCGGGGCCGGTTTCGATTGACATGCCGCCGGGCAGGCGCAGGGCGTCGCGTTTGACCATCTCAGGGCTTCAGCATTTGGTTGAGGTAGAGCTCGGCCTGCCATAGGTCTGAGCTGTAACGACAGATCCCGCCGAGGCAGCTTCGATAGAAGAGCTCACCCTTCTCGGGTTCAAGCGTTTCGATGAAGCCGCCATCGCGATCGATTCTGCTAATTACCCGAACCCGCATTGATGGCTAGGCGCCTGCCTTCATTGTTGCACTGCTGGCGAATCAACCTGTTCAGGCGCATCATGGCTCGCTGTAGCCGCTGCCTGATAGCTTCGCGGCTAACGCCACCTTCTTTCCCCAAGGCCGACAGCGTGGCTTTCTTGTATCCGGGCAGCCCGTTGTACCTGCAGATCAAATACCGTTCGTCTTCCTCAAGGCTGTTCAGGGCATCGGCCAGCATGTCACGCTCAAAGGTGAAATCATCCTCCTCGTAAAGGGTTTTCTCATCTGGGATCAGATCAATCAGCCGATGCTTCTGTATATCGTTTGAGGCATGGTTGTCGAGGCTTGTGACATCCCTGGCCATCAGAAGCGATAGCACCACATCATCACGCTCGATCTCTAGCTCAGCTGCGCATTCAGCCAGCGTTGGCTCTCTGCCGGTCAGCTGTTGCTGCCGTGTCATGAATGCGCGTAGCTTGACGATCTTCTCCTGCCTGTGGATGGGGAGCCTGATCAGCCGATCGCAATCCTGCAGGCCGCGGCTGATTGACTGGCGGATCCACCAGTACGCATAGGTGGAGAACTTATAGCCACGGGAAGGGTCGAACAGCTCAGTCGCGCGATCTAGGCCCATGTTGCCAAACTGCACTAGATCCAGCAGTTCAAGCGATGAACAGCGGCGAATGTACTTTTTGGCGATGGTCACCACCAGGCGCAGGTTGCGGGTGATCATGCGCTCCTTCGCACGTTGGCCGCGGCGGATGACCATTTTCTGCTCTCGCGTGTAGTCAGCAGCGTCGATGTCTTGAGACTGCAAATCCAGCATCTTCTGGATCTGCCTGCTGTACTGAATTTCTTCTGCAGGAGTCAGCAGCGGATGGCGGGCGATCTCGTTGAGGTAGTGGTGAACGGAATCCATGGTTTCAATTGCGATAGGTAAAAGAAAGGCCCCGAAGGGCCATCTGATCAGAAGGGCATCTCAGCAACGGCTGCAGCAGGCTGCTGCGCTGCGCGTGGCGGCAAGGTGAAGTCAGAGACCCTGAGCACAAGCTTGCAAGCTGTTGAGCCGTCTTTGCGCTCGTACGTCTCGGCGTGGGCGTCACCAGCCACGGTGATCTGGCTGCCCTTGCTCAGGTACTGGGCAGCCACGGCAGCACGGGCGCCCCATACTGCGCAGTCAATTGCGGTGACGTGTTCTGCGTCCTTGGTCTTCTTGTTCACCAACAGGGTGAAGTTCGTCACCTCGGTATTGCCGGCGGTGTTGTTGCGAGGATCAGCGGCCAGGTTGCCGCTGGCGGTCACGTTGAGCATCAGCTGAAGAAAGTGGAGAGGATGGCGATAATGGCCTGATTGTTGTTCAGGCCGGTGGTGTGCAGGTACTGGCGGAACTTCTCTGCCAGTTCAGGCGGAAGCCTGGCCTGCACCTGATCACGTTGGCGCTTGCGATCAGCGCGTCTGCGGTATTCGCGCAGTATCTGGCGCGGTGTTTCAGCCATAGATGACGCTCTCTGTCACCGCCTCGACGTTGACCCATTCGAGTTCGTGCCAGTGGTGCAGCCAGCGCTCTGCGGCGAGTTGTTTGGCTTCTGTCAGGCTGCAGGCTGTGACGCACTCAAAAACGTTGACGCTCGGGATGCGGTAGTAGTAGCGATGAGGGCATGGATCAGTCATGGCTTCTGTGGTGTGACTACGTTGCCGCAGTTCAGGTGCTTTTCAACGATGCCGAGGGCGATCCGCAACTCAGCGTTGCGCTGCTGTTCATGCGCCCACGCGACATATCGATGCTCAAAGAAGAGGCGGTCGCTGTCGTTGGTGTGCAGGTAAGCGCGGATGGCACCGGCTGCGCGAAAGAGTTGCTCACGCGGTGAGCTGCTGCTGGATGAAGTCACGGTGTTCTGCGGTGGTGATGTGTTGAGTGATGAGCGCGTCGGCGGCAAGGCTGAAGCGCTGCTTAAAGGCGGCAATCAGCTTGTTCCGTTGATCGGCGGGCATGTCTTTGAGCAGCTGCACGCAGAGCTGCCGTTCATCTTCTGTGATCGGCTCGCCTTGAGGCTGCTGCTGAGGCTCTGGCGCTGCTGCTGGGGCAGCTGGCTCAGGTTTGGCCGCGGCCTTGGCGGTTGCCTTGTTGGCGGGCTTGGCCGGTGCAGGATCCTCGCGGTGGGGATCCTCCACGGGATCCTTCGCCCACAGCTCAAAGGCAAGCCCCAAGCTGAATGCGGCGCAGGCGCACATGGCGCGGCGGTGCGTGTCTGTGAGGATCCTGGCGCTGACCTTCTCCAGCTGGATCGGATTGTTCCGGTGATCCATGCATGGGAAGGGGAAGCTGGCTAGCTGCTGGCCGCCAGGGCCGGCGAAATGGCCGATCACCAGGCCCGTGCCATCTGGCGCTTGATGCAACAAGCCGCCATCAGTGGCCGGTTCTAGGTGGAACTGCCAGCCGGGCGCGTGCTCGTGGAGCAGGTGCGCCACCTTTGCCCAGTTGACGTAGGACGCGGCATAAGAGCCGGTCCCCTTGGTGTCCACATCGGCCTTGGTGATGACACCGGCCAGATTGGGGATTTTGAGGCTTTCAGTTTCAGGCATGAGGCGTGATTGCGATGTGCGTGTAAGGAGCGCAGTCCCGGCCGATCAGATACCCCTTGCTTGAGTTCAGATCAATGACCTGACGATCGTCGAGGTATGCCACGCCGGTTAAGGCATCAAGGATGGCCCGGCTGAGCTTGTCTATGTCGCCGATCCTTGCGCTGACTGGCTCATCTGGTGCGCTGGCTTTGATGTAGCTGATGCCGCCTTTGGATCCGTAATGGCTGGCAGGTCTGGGAAACCAGAAGCGGATGAGGACATCCATCGGGACCTTCATATCCCAGATCACCGGCTTGTTCTCTATGGCAGCCATGCGGACATCGCTGCGCCAAGGATGAACACGCTTGGATGATTCCACCATCACCTTGCCGAGCAGCCTCTTGCTGCCCTGCGGTGCTGCTGTGCCCCACACCGTGAAGGAGTAGGCAGAGCTCATGATTTTGGAGGATCGACGCGCAGGTATGTGGTCTGTTTGCGCGTTGCGGTACCGCTCAGCTGTTCTTGCTCCTGCAGTTCCTTTACGGCCTTGCTGTAGGCCCAGCTGCTGCGCGTCACTGGCACGAGGCGGCAACCGCTGATGTAGAAGCTGCCGTCTTCGCCTTCGTAGCCATCTAGCAAGCCGTTGGCCCGGTATTCATCAAGGGTGTTCATGTAGCTTTCAAGTTGGTAGTCAAGCAGCTTGATCGCTTTTTTGGTGCTTGTGATCTGATGCATGAGATCTTCGACTTGTGAGTTCATCGGTTCTCCTTGGAGTATTGGCGGCGATCCCGCAGATGCGAGAACGCAAGTTGTCGGGCCTGAACGCCATAGGCCTGAGAGATGGCGAACAGATCGAGCTCAATGGTGAGATCTTCGGTTGTCTTGATGTCTGAGTAGAACCAAGCGTTGTTGATGATGTTTGCGATGAGGCTGATTGCATCGCAAGCCATTGAAGGGCTGTTGAGCAGATCGGCCAGCGTTATGTCTTCCGCAATGTCGCAAATGTGCTCAGGCATGGGGATAGAAGGCGGCGGCGTGAGTTGCGTCATTGCTTTTGAAACGATGGCATGGCTAGGCAGTTCTCTAGGTGTTCCATGTAGAACTGCCTGAAGACTGGATCCCTCAATTCAATAGTGAGTACGTCACGGTCCAACAAGTAGCCCGGTTGAAGGGATGGCTGGCAGTAGTGCGTGCTCTCTGTTGGCGTTGCTGGTGTGGTCGTGGTGGGTTTGGTGGTGAGATTGCGGAGAATGGCGAACAGTTGGAGCAGGAGCCTGAAAGGCATAGCAAATAGCAGCGGCAGCGGTTGTGAGTCCAAGGATCAAGCCGATTGATTCGTAAGTTCTGTTAGTCATTGCTTTGGTTGAGATGGATGGGGAGGGCCCCGAAGGGCCCCAAATGAATCAGGCAAATTGCATATCGACGCTGCTGTCGCATTGATCAGCGCTGATAAGCCAATTGCGGAAGTTGGCCATTTCGTAGCGGCTGCCTTCGCGGATGGTGGCCCGCTTGGCGGGATAGTGCTCAGGGTGCACTGCGTGCTCAAACCAGACGCACTTAGCGGTGCGCTTGGTGCAGATGACGGGGAAGCAGCCATGGGAGCAGGCGAGGCTGCCGAAGTAAGTCTGGCCGACTTGGAAGCGAGAGAAAGAGTTGTTCATGGTGAGTTGTGAGTGTTGAGTACCGGGTGCGCCCGATGCCCTGAATTATGGCATACCACGATCAAGGTGGCAAGGGCCCCGAAGGGCCCGGTTCAAATCAGGCGGCGCACCAGCGGCGTGCCGTGGTGTGGCTGACGCCAAGGCGCTTGCCGATGGAGCGGTAGGAGCTGCCGGTGCGGTGCCAACGGCGTGCCCGCTGCTGAGGGCTTTCTGTGGCCCAGAGGATCACCACCAGAGGGATGGTGAGCAGGGCGAGCAGCGTGGCGGCGAAGCAGGTGAGTGTGGCCATGGTCTGAGTGATGATTGGTTGCCCCGTGATCGCTGCTCAGGGGCCAGGCAGGCAGTTCTCTTGTCCACTGCGGAGAATCCGGGGCGCTGCATCCGGCTTTGGCCTGCACAAAGTATGGCATACCGCAGCCAATCATCAAAGTCCCGGCATCCCGGGCCCGCTGCAAATCAGGCCAGCGCAGCCAGAGCGTTTTGGTTCAGCCAGGCAGGCACTTGGGCAATCACATCGACGCCATCGGCAGCCATGGCCACGATCAGCTGAGCGATCTGCCAAGGCGTGGCGCGGCGCAGCGCCATCGACACGGTGCCGGTGGTGCGCCCGGTGTCGTCGGCATAGCGGATGCCGTAAGCCAGGTTGCTGGCCTTAAAGCTGTCGCTGTACTGCACCAGCACGCTCAGCAGCTGCTCAGCAGCACCGGCTTGGTGGCGCTTGGGGCGAACTGCTGCAGGCAGTGTGTTGAAGATCGCAGTGGCGTTGCGCATGGCCTGAATTGTGAATGTGCGGGACCGTCCCGCTGACTGCAGAAAGTATGGCATACCGTAATCCGTCTCGCAACGGTCAGTCAGTCCCGTGCTTCAGGCTTGGGAATCTGTTAGGCCTCTTGCTGCCCTTGGGCTTCCCACGTGCGGGACGCTCGCGCGGGTTCTCGATCATGTCCAGCACTGTTGCCGCATAGCCGGGCGGATCCAGATCGGGCCGCAGCGTGAAGATCGCGACCCAATCCGGCTGAGCCATCACCTCACCCCTGCATTCCATTTCGCCTTCTTAACCAATAGCCGCAGCCGCTTGATCTCATCAGCAGCAGCTTGCAGCTGAACGGCGGGCACCTCCACGGTGCTCCACGCATGGCCGCAATCTGAGCACCTGCGCCGTCGCCGCGTGTACTCCTTCAGGCCAAGCACAACCAGATCCGCATAGGGGCTATGCCTAGTGAGATTCCCATGCCGTGTGTCTGTCGCCCACGTCTGATAGCTGCCGCACTGCAGGCAAGTGATGTCTGATCGCTTGTTCATCAAAAGCCTCGCAGCTGTTCTTCGGCTTGGTGGCGCTCCCAGGCCTCTTGCCATGCCGCAACACAGGCTGCAGGCTCCTGCACCTTGACCTCGCACTCGCCCGGTGCCGATACCAGCGTGGCGCACTTGTCGATGGTGATGGTCGGCCACCAGCTCGCCAGCATCGAGCAATAAGCACCAAGCTGGGCCGCGGCCGGCTTGCGGGACTTGAGGGCCGCGGCGCTGGCCACCGTCTTCAGATCACCCAGAACCGTGTTCCCCTGCGCCGTGCGCACCAAGAAATCAAAGCTGCCCCCGACGCGTTTGATGGGGTCGCACAGCTGCATCTCGACGGCCAAAACAGTGCAGTCACGCCAGAGCCAGTGATCGAGCAAAGGGTCGGCCCATTTGGACCAATGCTCGTCGATCACGACCCCGCTCATCCCGCCATTGGCAATGCCGCGCAGGTTCTGCTCCAAGATCGCGTGGATGCTGGTGCCGCGGAGCTCCCAGCCGTCTGGGCCGTCTTTGGTGCGCTCGATCTGCTTACGGGCAGCAGGGCTCAGATCGCTCACGATGCCGGTGACGCTGAACGGCAACCAGTCGCCGCGGAAGCAGTAGCGGTGAGCGCCATGGGCCATGGACAGGCCTTCGATAGGCGGTAGGAGTTGGCCAGCTTTCGGCAGTTGCGAGACAGGCATCAGACGGTTGCCAGTTTGGGGCAAGAGTGGCACCATTTCGAGGCACACGCAACCTACGCATGGACGGCACCAAGGTTTTCATTGATGCAACCCTTCTGGGGCGGATCGACCGCACAAACCCGCCAGGCCTCACCCGCACAGCATGGGTATCAATGCTTTTGGAGATCGGTCTGGTGAACAACCCACTGCCCGATCCGCATTGTCAGCACGATGAATCTTCAAGCTGAGCTACGTGCTTATGAACTGCTGCAGTGGCAGGCATTGGCCCCATTGGCAGACTTTGATGAGGGGTGGGCCCTAGAGGGCCGTTATTCCCTCCTGCAGCGAACGCGATCAGACCAGGCTATCAACGCTTGGCAAGCTGCAAACCCAGCCGAAACCAGCCCTGAACTGGCCGCGTTCAAAGAGCTGGAACGGCTGGGTTCCCTGACCCAAAACGACTTTTACTCTCCAAGCAAAGCCGCACATGGATGTTACACCAGCAGCCTCAGAGATTATCAAAGAGGTCGTGCAGGACTTCAATCAAGAGCTGCAAAACCTCAAGCAAGAGATCAAGAAACTGGTACAGGAATCACCAGACTCCGATCTAATGCCCAGAGCACGGGCAAAGGCGAACGATTACGGCTTAAGCGCCGAGATCCGAGACGCTGATCTTCGCACCTTCATTCTTGAAGCAAGAGGCGCACGGATCGGCATCGCTGCCCCACGCCTTCAGGGCGAGGTTATTGATACCACGCAGGTGCGCTGGGTGTGGGAGGGCGTGTTGATGGCCGGCAGCCTGAATCTGCTGATTGCCCCGCCAAAGATCGGCAAGTCGGCGCTCATGGTGGGCATGATCGCGGCATGGGGCCGTGGCGATGAGAGCTACCTAGGGCAGCCCCTACACGGTGACTGTCCCAACGTCTACATCGTCGGCACTGACCAGCCCGAAAGCGATTGGTTCACGTTGCTGCAACGTGAAGGGTTGGTAGGCGACTCTCAGACACTGGCGGACCCCATAAAGATGCTTTGGTCTGCAGGCGCACCGCTGCACCTAACCACGGAGGGGATTGAGCACCTTCGCATGGTGTCCGAGGCTGATCCCGGATCGCTGTTCCTGATCGATAGCTACCACGCGTGCATCAGCCCGCTGGACATCGATGAGGCGTCCAGCGCACTCGACCGGCCTGCTCGGGCCCTGATGGAGGCCCTAGGGCCTAGCAAGGCCACGGTGGCCCTGATCCACCACGCGAACAAAAGCGTTAGCGGAGGCAACGCCACAAGCGCCTCTAGGGGCTCCAACGCACTCCCTGCTGCCGCCAGCCTCACGATCCTCATGAACTGGCTCAGACAGCCCACAGAGGGGCAAACGCAGAGCGACTACCGCGTAGTGCTCAAAACACAGGGCCGGGCCCGTGGTTGCTCTCTGGTAGCCGAGCTGCAGGACATCGGATGGCTGTTGCACGGGGAGGGTGAGGACGCACTAAGGGCCGAAGCATTTGCCGATGCAGAGGCCGAGCTCAGCGGCAGGCAGGCCGACTTCTTTGACTTCATCGCTGACCGATGGGAGGCCATGCAAATGCCCGTGGCGATCAATGAGCTTGCCAGCAACTTTTCAATAGACCGCAACAAGGCCAACCGCGTCGTGCGCCAGCTGGAGCGCAAGGGCCTGCTTAAACAGATCGGATCGACACAGCCAGGGAACGGTAGGCCGTCGCTTTTGTTCGCACCTTTGTCACCCTTGCAGCCACCCCCCTCCAGCAGGGTGGGACAAACGCAACAAACCGAGCAAACCCCCCTCGCGCGTAATAAAAGAAGGGGTTTGTCACCTTTTTCTCCTTTGTCACACATGCTCGGAGGAGGGTCGGGCAGTGCAACAAACCCCCTTTGTCACACCCCCCTTTCTGAACCCAATGCCCCCGTCGAGCTTTTGCAGCCCGATGGCGCATGGGTCAACGGCTGGAAGCTCCAAGGAAATTCGACCAAGCATTCGGTGATCGCATGGCGCTATTCCTCCCATGGCATCCAGCGCAAGACCGATCTCAGATGGGGAATCGACGTAAGGCCTAGCCAGCAGCAAGATCACGCCACCCCCTCGACTGAATTTGACCCCACAGCCGAGTTCCCCTTCTGATCCGCCTACCCTTCACTCGGGATGAGTCATCAACCCCGCTGGGTGACATCGGCGGGGCTTTACTCCACACCACGCCATGGCCATCAACATCACCATCGACCAGAAGGGCATCGGCCTCCTCCAGCGCCGCTCACAAGCCGTTGCACGCCAGCTACCCTTCGCTACCTCCGTAGCCCTCAACAACACCGCCTTTGACGCCCGCACAGCCCTTAACGGCGCCACACGCGGCTACTTCGATCGCCCAACCAAATTCACCCAGACCGCCTTCCTCGTCCAAAAATCAAAGAAGGCCGATCTCACTGCCTACGTCTACGCCAACAACCAACCCGGCCGCTCCCGCTCCCGCTACCTCCGCTATCCCATCCAAGGTGGTCAGCGTCGTCAAAAAGGCTTTGAGCGCTTCTTCCTCGGTGCCCCCAACGACGGCACCATCCCGCCCGGCTCAGTCTTTGTACCTACCCGCAACGTCAAGCTCACCGCATCGGGCAACGTCAGCATCAGCACCCTTAAGAGCATCAACAAGGGCCTTAGCGGTTCGCCTAGGGGGGGCTTCTTCATAGGCACCCCCCGTGGCGGCAACCGCCCCCCCGGTATCTACCGCCGCTCCCGGGAGCAGCTCTTTGCCTACTTCATCGCACAGCCAGCACCGCGTTATGACCGGCGCTTCCCAATCCAAGACGTGGGCAGCAAAGTCATACAACGCAAGTTCAACGGCTACCTGCGATCCGCACTTGAGCGTGCGCTCGCAACCGCTCGTTGATCATTGCGATGCACGCATCGGCTGCCAGCGAACGCAGCAAGGCCATTGCGATCGCAATCGCGTGTCATCCACCCTCCACCCCCCAACCGGCAGCCACCGCCGCCGACAATCGCGGGTCCCTTTTGCGTCAAAGAGTGTGGGTCGTTCGTTCG